AGTTTGATATCAATAATCCTAACTTGGTAAACTATTGTGTAGAGTTTTTAAAAAGATTTAAAGTGATTGAATTAAACAAAAATTGCGTGGTGGAAATGCCTAGATTTTGTTAAAATGTTTTTGTAGGGAGGAATGTTGTTATGGAAAATTTAAAAGACTTTGCAAAGAATTATTTGAATTTTTTAAAATCTAATTTATCTGTAAAAAAAATAGAAACTGCACATGAAATAGTCCTTCCTTTTGAAGATCACATAGGAGATTCAATAGTTTGCTATGTGGATGATAAAAAAGAAAACGGTATGTTTTTGGTTTCCGATGATGGATATATTATAAATAATCTTATTGATACAGGCATTAATATTGGTAAGAAATCCAGCAGAAGAAAAACCATTGAACAAATTTGCATGTTGTCAGGGGTTTTCTTAAGTGATGATAATGAAATGACTGTTTTATCATCTGAGAAGGATTTACCGTCTAAAGTGCATCAATTAGCAATGACAATGCTTCAAATTGACGATATGTATTTAACCAATACAGTTCGTACTACATCATATTTCTTGGAAGATGTAACAAACTTTTTTATTAAAAATGATATTTATTTTTCGGATAACGTTTCATTTGTTGGAAGGTCAGGACTAACTCAAAAATTTGATCTATGCTTTCAAAGAAATAAAAATCACAACGAGCGCTTATGTAAGGCAATCAACAATCCTACTAGAGATAGTCTGACTACTACAGTATTTGCGTGGTTGGATATAGAAAAGACTAGAAACGATGCGAAATGCATTGTAATTCTAAACGATGCTCAAACAATAAAAAGCGATATCGTGCAAGGTTTTAAAGAATATGGAATAATGACAGTTCCATTCAGTGATCTTGAAAAAGAGAAAGGCTTATTTAGCTAATACAAAAAGAAAAACAGATAGTGTATACTGCTCAATATCACTATCTGTTTTTCTTTCTTTGCTCATTCGTTTTTTTCTCTGCTAATCTTTTTTTGAGGAAATAGAAAAAAGCCTAAAATATTTATCATGTACACATGAATAATAACATCACATTTTAAAAAGAGTAATGAAAAATGCAAAATATTAATAAATATTTACAAAACAAAATCAGTTATTAATATAACCAAAAGTTCATTAAAAATTCTACCCCCCCGAAAAAATTCAATGCTGATAATGTGATATATAACCACTTGCACTTTTTAGTATCACATTTGTACAATTTAATACAAAACAGGCATTGACATATAAAATTTAAGACTTATTATATTAGAATGAGGAAAACGTTTTCCTTTTTGTTCATAAAAAATGAATGGAAAGGGATGATCTTATGGAAAGGAATTTATGGATAACAAAATTAATTATCCTAGCGAAAAAGCTAAGTGTTGATGATCTGCGAATTCTGTACAATCATGCACAAAGGCTGCTGTTATCATCTAAAAATGAATAACACTAATACCTATAGGTATTTACGCGCAAATTTAAAAGAAGAATACTAAATTGAAGAAAGATTTGAATACTATGAAGGCTAAACTAAGCAAGAAGAAATTTGGCCTGATGAAGTAGTTGGCAAAGAAGAAATATAAGCTAGGGAATTTACCCTAGCTTTTATTTAAATTTAACAGCTGTTCCATACATTTGCATATAAAAATGTTGAAATCCATTAGTATCTAGATTTAGTTCTTCTTTCATGCCAATGACAGCATCTGCACCCATATAATATGCACGCTTTTTTAATTCTTCTACCGAAATAAAAAAAGCTTCATCAAATTGAGTGTGACCATTTCCTAATAAATCTTTTGTAGATGCAGATATATCACCGGTATTAATTAATTCAAAAAAACTTGATATTGTACCTAAAGTTTCAGATATTGATGCTTTTTTATTCACTAATTGATTTTGATCTTTTAAAGAATTTATTACACTACGATATTCTTTTTGCTTTTGAAAAATCATTTTTCCTGATCCTGCATCATTTATTTGATAAAATACAGGCCCAATAATAACATAATCACGTTTTATGTCTGTTGTAGTGACGGAAATCTTCTGGATTTGAATTAAGTCATGTCTATGTTTTAAGTCATTTAATGGTTCTCCACTATATTCAGGTACTCCATAAGATGATATTTCTATTTTGATTGATTCTTTTTTATCATCAGTTAAAGCTTTCCATTCTTCCACATCAATTGGTGTTTGAATCATTTTCCCATTGCAGTTAGAACAATTGTCTTTATTTCCTTTTAATCTAGAAACTGTTTTTCCACAATTAGGGCAATAATAAACTACTTTTTCCATTACTGTTCCTCCATAAATAAGCTGTGTACATACCTATTTTATAACAATAAAGAGTAACAAGCTATTTCTTGTTACTCTTTTCTTTTTCTCTTCTTGCTATTTCTCTTTCAACAATTTAATATTAAATATGAAAGGGCATGCAAGGTGGAATTATGAAAAAGTACTTATCATTAGCATTATCTTTAATGATGGTTATATGTTTAATTGGATGTTCAAACAACAATAACTCATCAACAGAGAATAAAGATAATGTCATTAAAAATCAATCATTGAAAATTGGAGAATCTTACTATGATATTCAAGATAGAGGAGATGGTAAATGGGATGTATATTATTCAGTAGAAGTGATTAACCCAAATTCATATGATGCAAACAATTACCAAGGATTATTTATTGATTGCCAAGATGAAGATGGATATAGCATTGAAGAAAAAGGAAGATATACTGGATATATATTAGCTAAAGATCATACATATATTTCTTATTATGTAACTGCTGTTAGTGAAAAACCTGCTAAGGTTAAATTTAGTATCGAAGATATTGAAAATTCAGGTGGATTTTCTGAGCCTATAGCTAAAGACAAAAAATCAAATGATCTTTTCAAATTAAAAGACACTCGAATTGACGACGTGAATAATTATGGCTCTAACCCTGAAGGTAAAACACATAAAGAATTAGTTGGATCAATTTGTAGCGATATGGAGGAATATCCTGAAGGGATATCAGAAGTAGAAATTATAGGTGTATTCTATAAAGATAAAAAATTAATTGACTCTACAGGTAAACGTATTAGCAATTTAGATTATAAAGACAAGCAACAATTTAATATAAGTCCAAACCACGTTGACTTAGACGATGTATCAACTTACGATGATTACAAAATAGTTATAGCGTTTCCATCTGTAAAAATATCAAATGAAGATTCAGAAGATTAAAACGATCCAATAGAATTATAAAACAAAGAGTAACAAGTTATTTCTTGTTACTCTTTTCTTTTTCTCTTCTTGCTATTTCTCTTTCAACAATTGAATTTAAATAATCGGCAACTTGTTGCCTGACTTCTTCAGGTGCTTCCAAATATCCTCGAACAAGTGGTCGCTCTTTTTCAGTTAAGCCATAATCTTCCATGATTTGATCTATCTTTGACTCAGGAATGGAAATAAAAATATCTTCTCCAACACCTTGAGTTAACCATACATAGTCAACGTTATATACACTACAAATTAATTTTATAGTTTGTTCTGAAGGCTGGTTAATTCCTTTTTCTAATTTATTCACAGAACTTTTAGAAATACCGATTTTATTGCCGAATTTTTCCATGCTTAAGTTCAATTGTGATCTAACTTTATTTATTCTAAAACCGATATTATCATCCATTCAATTCACCTCTTTAAATGTATTATAGCAACACAAAAATAAAAAGTAAACTTAAGACACAAAAACATTTACAATGTGGCTATAAGCCGCTTTAATATGTATGTAAGACACAAAGAAGGAGGGATGTGATGTCAGCTGATGAAAATGTCAAAGAAACCTTGGAAAAGATTAAAAAGATGGGCTACGACATCGAAGAATATGACCAAGGATATATCGCGTGTATTTTAGATCGAAGCAAAATTCAAGATTCAAAAGGAAAGGAGAACAAAGAAAAATGAAAGCATAAGTGACCGTTAGAGATGTGATGCTTGTTTTACCTGTAAAGGATACACAAGCTAGAAAGATTTTACATAATCTACGCAGACAAAAAATAAAAAGGGTGAAATATTTGAAGGATCATATCGAGACACTATGCTTGGAAAGATTCTTGCAGTTCCCACCCCATTATTTGTTGAATAATGGTACTGGATGGACAAATGATACAGGTATTGATTCAGATTCTCATATTCCTGGAGGAAGTGCTCAATCAACACCGACTGTATTAAACAGTGTTCCTTCTGATTTTATTAGAGAAAGTGCTACATTCTATCCAAATACAACTTTGAAAATTAGAAAAGCGCCTACAGAAAGTGGTGTGGATACCGGTTTGATCTATGCGCCAGGTATGTCTGTATGCTGTGATGGCTACGTTAAACGCGAAGGATTCGTTTGGATTAGTGCTTCAACAGGCGAACGTCGTTGGATGAAAGCTGGTGTGTTAAATTCGAAAGGATACAATACCAATCCATGCGGAAGATTTGTTTAAGGATGAAATTTATAAAAAATAAAAAAATAAAATTTATAAAAAAGATTGACATAATATAGTTTATACTGTATTATCTTTCTTGCGTGAGGCAGTGAGGTACATTTTGGGATACAAAACAACAAAGTGATGCCAAAACACGTGGATAATAATGTAAATAACATCAAGTATCAATAGATATGAGGTATTTATAATCTGCTCCATTTAAAATTAAATATTGGTCCAGTGGTGTAGTGGTTAACATGCCTCCCTGTCACGGAGGAGATCGTGGGTTCGAGTCCCATCTGGACCGCCATTCATGCAGATGTAGTTCAATGGTAGAACACAGCCTTGCCAAGGCTGATACGGGGGTTCAATTCCCCTCATCTGCTCCATTGAGATTTAAGCCTTTATTTAAAGGCTTTTTTATTTGTCTTGGGGTATATTGGGGTATAATTTGATATTAAAATATTGAATTATACCCTTTTTTTGCATATTATGGACATATAAGAGGGCACAAAAAATGGCAGTGGAATTAGATAAAAAGACAGGAAAATATATGTTTGCCGGGAAAATATATAAAGATGGTAAATGTATAAAGAGATATCGTAAGCGTGGTTTTGATTCTAAATGGGAAGCACAAAAAGCTGAGGTTGAATTCAGAAAAGATTTCTTTATGCTTCCATCAGATATGAATTTTGATAGACTGTATAAAGCTTTTAAAGAATATAATAAGAAGTACGTAAAAGAATCAACACTAAAATCAGATGAATATTTGTACAATGTTCTTTCTAAGGAAATGAAAGATATTGATTTTCTAGATAAAAGGCAAATGCAAAACTTGATCAACAAATTTGATAAGAAATATTCAAAGGCATATGTATCAAGAATATATTTCTTTTTAAATAAGCTATATAAATTTGGTGTTACTTCTGAATACATTCCAACCAATCCAATGACATATGTAAAACGAGATCTTAGATTGAATGAAAGAAAAGAAGAAATGACAATATGGCAGCAATATGATTTTGATTTATTCATTGAAGAAGTAGATGAACAAATGATGAAATGTTTTTATTCTGTTTTATTCTATATGGGATTACGAAAAGGGGAAGCTATGGCCCTACAATGGAAGGACATTGATTTTAGGAAGCAAACGATAGACATCAACAAAACATATAGATACAAAGAGAAAGACCCTAATAAATGGCTTACACCGCCAAAAACAAACAATAGCTATAGAACTATCACAATGCCTAATACATTGTCTAAAATGCTTCGAGAATGGTTTTTAGAATGTTCTAAATGGGATGATTTCACAAAAGATAAATTTGTATTTGGATACTATAAACCAATATCACCTCAAACGGTACAAAGAAGATTTGATGATGCGTATAATAAAGCAAAAGAAAAAGATGATGGATTGCCTAAAATAAGAATTCATGATTTTAGACATTCACACGCATCATTTCTAATTAATAACATGGCAGGAGCTGGATTCTCAGATTTTGACATAGCCAAACGCTTAGGAGATACAGTTGAAACATTGCACAATACATATGCACACTGGTTTGATACAAAAGACAAGAGCATTGTAGATATGATGAATAAGTTGTTATAAATGTGGCATGAATAATGTCAATATAAAAATTAATATAGAGGTGCACGAGGAAATGAAAGAAGAAGAAATCAGAAAATTATTAAATGGATTTAAGAGATTACAGGAAAAACAAATTGAAATTCCAAATCCAGCTGAAAGAAATGAATATGAAGCTTATCTTATAGAAGAATTTAAACACAAATTCAAAATTATTTTGCGTAGAGGTAACAGACAACCTGATAAACTAACTTATCTTGCCTTAGATAAAGAAGCAAGATTGCCTTTAATGCGATTGGATGTAGTTCCTGATAACAACGCTCATAAAAATCCGGATGGTGAAATTATTTATGGAACTCATCTACATGTATTTACCGAACAATACAAAGATAAATATGCAATAAAGTTTGATATCAATAATCCTAACTTGGTAAACTATTGTGTAGAGTTTTTAAAAAGATTTAAAGTGATTGAATTAAACAAAAATTGCGTGGTGGAAATGC